TGTCTCTACTAACTCATAACACTCTCCATCCCACCTTCTTGTTTCTGTTACTCTCTCCAGAACTTCTTCAATCTCATCTGGAAAGAGTTTACAGATTGGACAGTAAAACCACTTCTTTTCCTTCATCCTAACTCACCTCCCTTCAAAAATTTTTTTTCCATTTATCTCCCTATACCCGTTCTGTCGAGCTGTCAATGTTTTTTAAAAAAATTACCCTCTCAGAGAGGCCCTTTTCTGTTTAACCAGCTCTCTAACTTTTTCAATTTCAGATTTTTTAAGACTAAAAATCTTTTGATCAAAGCCATCCACTGTTGAATAACCAGCAATAGCTGTAAAAAACTCTTTAAACTTTTTTACCGGGATAAACGTCATCAACTCTTTTTGAAGATCTGGATTTGACATCACTTCTTCATTTAAAGATACTGTCACTTTTTTCTGAATAAATTCCCCAAAAGAATCCCCAAAAATCTTTTGAAGATCTGGAATACTTTCTTCTTTGATTGCAGAAAAATAATCCGTAGATACATACGTTAAGCTTTCTTTAAATCCTGCCACTTTATAACTTTTCTGAAATTGACCTTTTAGAGCTTTTTCATCCTGAAAATTTTGAGTCCAGTCAACCACAACTATCTCACGAGACTCTTTTTCAGCCTTAGCTTCTTTTTCTATCTTTTTCCACTTTACAATTTCATCCACCAAAGTTTTTACCGGTTCAGATGGACTGATAGTAATTATTGATGATGCTTTCGCATTTGATGGTGCTGAAGTGGTTACTCCAGTCACTGCCTCAAAAAATTCATTTTTACTCAAATTCTTTTTTACTTGTTCAGTTTTTACTTTCATAGTTTTCTCCTTTTATTTTTATTTGTAAAGTTTCTACCTATTAATCCTTAGCAACGTATTTTCCATTGAGAAATATTCTCTTTTATGCTCAATATTTTTTGAGCTAAATCCTCCCTCTCCCCACTGGTTTTAACATCAAGAATATCCCATGCGTATTTTTCTAATTTAATCAATTCACCTTTCACTCTCTCCGCATAAAATTTCCTGGAAATTAATATTGTCTCATTCTCATTCATGCCATTGATCTCCTTTCTTCTTTTTTTACGGTTTCTTTTAAAAGCCAGAAAGATTCTTCCTCATTTAAACTTCCGTCTTCTTCATTCCATTCCATATTTTTGAAATCTTGTTTTTTGTCATTATAAATAAATTCTGTTTCTAAAAAAGTTAACTCTTCCATTCATCGTGTCTCCTTTCTTTTTTATTCTGCCCCATAGGGGCATTTCTTTCTCTTGAGAGTCCTTTCTTTGTTGCATTTTATTCTCCTTTTTCTCCATAGTCTTCCCCGTACTTTTCTGTAAGAAAAAGTTTTTCAGCTTCCTTTACAGAAATCTTTTCTTTTTTAGATAATTCAACTATTCTAATCCATTCTGCGTTTATTCCTTCGTCTACACCTTCTTCGCTAAGAACATATCCATGATCTGCTGAATCTTGAAACATTTTATTCTCCTTTTTCTCCATAGTCTTCCCCGTACTTTTCTGTAAGAAAAAGTTTTTCAGCTTCCTTTACAGAAATCTTTATCCATGATTTGCTGAAAAGTGGCACTGCTGAGGAGAAACTTTATGAACCTTTCCACAATACTCTACCAAGTTTTTTCCATTAGCTTTCCCTTGATACTTACCAATTACCATAGAACCGTGAATGCTTGCAGCAACCTTTACACCAATTTCTCTAGCCATCTTTTTCATAACTTTCCTCATCATATATAATCTCCTTTTCAATCTTTTTCGGAATTAGTTTTAACCAGAACCGCCATCGTGGAGGCTTCCGTTTTGGTTCCAACCCCATTAGGTTGTTCGTCAACCTTACAAGGGTTTCGTTCATCGACGAAAAAGATGATCTCATCATCTTATTTTTAACCTATTTTTTTAAGGTTTATCATGCAGCTCTTTTCAGCCCTGGCTGCTTTTGCCTGATCGTTTCCATCCCGGCAAGTAGCAATTCTCTGATGAGCCCCACATTTTTCATGTTCGGGTAATTCGGGCCAAGCTCAAACACTCATCACTCCTTTCAAGTCATTCATTTAAAGTTTATATTGTGCCAGCGCTTTCTTACGTGAGGACTCGTTTTTGTATCTTTTTCTTTCTTTGGTTCTCCCCATCGAACCGTTAGGCATAAGGGCTTAGTTTATTTCGCCAAAGAAAAAATATTTTCAAAAAGTCTCTGTCCTCCAAAAGCTATCCCCATCGAACCGTTAGGCATAAGGGTCACACTCTCAAATTTCTTCGAGCCGTGCTTAGCATTAGCATCTTTAATCCAATGACTTAACCTTGCTACTGGAGTTCGGTTATTTAAAACCTGCGTTTTTTCTGAGTGCCGCTACCACCCATCCCTTATCATAAAGAATAACTTCATCTGAACTCTTTTTATCTTGGGATATCCATAGAACGTTTGGTTACTCAGTGATACTACCCTCTTAAAAAAAATGCCACTTCCCAATTTGTCCAGCAACCAAATTAAAATCCGTATCTTGCTTACCTTTCGGCATTAGGACTTTTATTTGGACTTATGCTAACCTCCCATTGAACTCTTCTGAGCATTAGGAGGAAGAAGCTTAAGGCTTTAAGGGAAAAGGGATTTTCTTCCTTTCACCAACCGCCTATTCAATTATCAATGAACTAAATGAATTATATAGTATAAGACATAGAATGTCAAGCAAATTATTGCTAAAAACGTGTTTTTTACCTAAAAATACATCAATAAAATCAAATAGTTACAAAAATAATATAGAAATATAGACATTTCTATAATAAACTCGAAATTTTTAGGCTATTTTTTATTTTTTAGGCTGTTTTTCACAGATAAAAAAGGTTATGATTTTTGTTAAAACCTACAGCCTAACTCTTCCAAAAAATCAAATCTTTTTGAATTCAAAATGAACTTTTCTAAATCAGGAGTAGAAAAACTGGCAGGATCATCATGAGGTAACTTAACAAGAGAAACAAAAAGTGTAGGAGATAAAAAAAGTAACTTTTTAGCAACCTTAACTGCCTTGTTTAAGGCATCTGCGTCTAACATTACATAAATCTTTTTAACACTGCCGAGCAATAATGAAGCCTGAATATCTGATAACGAAGTTCCCAATATGGCAACTCCAGAGCAACCTACTTTTATAGCATCAAACACCCCCTCACAAATAACAGCAACTCCTTCTTTATGAGCGCCGTCTATATTAAAAACTACTTCTTCTTTTCCCACTAAAACCTCTGATCTAGTAGGATTTTTATACTTAGGAATCTCATTAAAAAAAGACCTTGCAATAAAATAAACTATTTTTGACCCGACAAAAAAAGGAACAATAATACGCCACTTATAAACTCCTAAACCACAATATCCAATTTTATAAGTTTTAATGTCTTCCAGTGATATACGAGAAAGCACATAATTTAACGCTTTTTTACCCACCGCACTTAAACCATCATCTGCCAAATACATGTACTCTTTTGGAAATCCTAAAAGATTTTTTACTCCGCTGCGCTTAAATTCAGATTCTAAATCAAATTTTTTTAAATTATCTGCTGAAACATACTCATCCTCATTTGGACTCCAACCCAAAAAATCTTTTAAAAGACGTTTTAATGATCCTTTATAATCGCACTTCCAGCAATGAAACACACCTAAATCTAAAGATACTTCTAAATTTCCAGTAGTATCATCACATTCTGGATTAAAACAATCTATCTTAAATTGACCGCTTCTAACTGGATATTTTTCGCCAAAAATACTACAAAGAAGATCATAACGCTTAAAACTATCCAAAAGTTACACCCTAAACTGCCCACAAAAAATTTTCATAGGACTTGTTCTTCAATCAGCATAACATGATTATTAAACATTACTGGTATAACTTTTTTTGCCGCCCTGTTACGATTTTTACCTAAATAAAATCGCATTTGAGGAATGTCCTCACGCTCCTCTCTTTCGGATTGACATAGTCCTAAAATAACATCTGCATCTGCCCAAATTCTTCCTGTAGCTTCAGCAATATCTTTACCAGTAACCACATCATTTTTTAAGGCACCCATTTTTGCCTGCACTGCAGACCACACAGGCTTATTTCTTCTAACAGCCAATGCCTTGCCCTCTCTATAATTTCTTCCTATCCAAATATCTTCTCTAGCATTACTTCTTTTACAAAGATTAAGATAATCGATTACAATTAAATTCGGAATAAATCCATCTGAAAGCTCTTTATGAGTTAAAAAATCATCTATCTCTTTAACAGATGCACTCTCTGTAGGAAACATTTGAATAATTAACCTTGATTTAAACAGTTTAGAAAAATAGGTAACATTATCGCATACCTGTGATGCTTTAGAAACAATCTCATCTTTAGTTAAGCGTGATAACCTCATATCAAACCTAATAGCTATATCATTTACACCACCCTCCAGAACAAAGTATATCACATTACTTTTTCCCAAAAGTGCGCCCACAGAAATGTTTACAAGTGTAGCAGTTTTACCACGACTAGGAGGCCCCACAACTAACCCCAACTCTCCACCAGATAAACCGCCACCAAGATACCTGTTTAATTTTTTAAATCCAGTACTAACTACATTATCTGCCTTTTCATCCCTGGAATACACCCTAGATACCACATCAGAAAAATAATCATAACCCAAACTCATAGAAGATCCAAGAGAATCTACCTCGGATAAAGACATAGTAAGATTCTTTATATCTACAACAGATCCTGATCCTATCTTTTTACCTATATCTAATAACAGTATTTTTAATTCCTGACGTTTAGCGTGGTTAACAATAACATCTGCAGTATAGGATTCAGGTGGTAGTTCACATAGAAACAGCAACTCTAGCAACTCGTCATAACTAGAACATCTTTCTTGATATACCTCTTCACTTTTTAACTTATCTAAAGTGCGTAAAATTTCTGTTTTTAAAACATCCTTAGTAATTGAAATGCCGTAATTTTTGTAATACTCTGAAATTATAGAATAAATATCTCTATACATCTGATTTTCAAAATATTGAAGTTTTACTACAGCATTATAATTAAAGTAAAAGCTTTTATCTCGAACAAGAAATGCTAGTAGTTTTAATTCAAACTCTTCATCAAATACGTAGGTTTCTACCAAAAGTTACACCTTCCTTTTTCTTTTCAACTATTAATCACTCTTCTATCTTCACCCGTAACATGAATCAGCTCACACATCCCTTGAATTCTACTAATTGCGTGTGAATGAAGACCAACAGAAACTAATCCTACAATATCAACATTTGCAGTAAAACAAGTTGGAAGCTTTTGCTCAAATCTACTGTTAATAATTGTTCTCAAAGTATCTGCCGACACATCTTTTAGCAGTACTGCAGAAATATCATCTAAAAATAACCACCTAACATTACAAACATAATCTAAATATGCCTGACATTCTTCCTCTTTTTTTATCTGTTTCAACTCCTTAAGAATTTTTTCAAATGAGGTATAAAAAATATCATTAATATTTAATTCGCTGTCACTATCCTCGATTTTAGCCATTATAATACGATACAGTGAAACAAGAAGATGCGTTTTACCCACACCAAAACCGCCAAATAAGTATAAACCCTGCTTAGAAGATGTTTCATTAAGAAAATTCTGAAGTTTCTTTTCATATTTACCCAGTAATTCAAAATTATCTAGCATGCAATGCTGATAGGCTATCGGAATATAATAAAAGTAAGATGCGTGTCTAAATTTTTTCATCTATCAAACAGATGCCCTTTCTCGACTATTAAGTTTTAAATTCTCCAGCCATTCTGGATACCAATCTTCCTGTGTAATAGCTTCTACAGTACTTATTTTTTTAGGTAAATTCTTTTGAGTTAAATCCACTCTATCTAATTCACCATGAGACAAATCACCTAAAACCATTTCTGGAGTTACTTTTTTCATTCTCCTTTTATAAAACTTAGCTACCCTATCCAGTAATTCTTTTTCAGACCAACACTTTTTATCGGCCATCATTTTTATTGCATACACACAAAACCAATCTTTAGACTCAAAAGTAACAAAGTCTGTACTTATCTTTCTTTTTGCTAATTCACGTTCAAAATTCATAACTATTTTATTATCTACACTCTCAGAAGAAAAATCAATACTAACTAAATCAGCCAACCACGGTAGCGTATCATTAAGTCTACCTATAAATTCTTCTAATGCCACACTATCTTCACAAAATAATTCCTTCATAGGATAATACTTTCTACCACTAGGTGTTAATATAAATTCAGACGCTAATCTATAAAACATAGTCACAGTCATACCTAAACCGCACCTAAAATCTTCCAATGCAGTTGTTAATTGTATAAACACTTGTTTAGTCTTACCCTTAAGTAAAACTGGCAAAGCAATAACCCACTGTCTCTTTTTTCTACGTTTAAAACCTGAAAGCTGCTGTAAAAAAGAAGAAACAGCAGCGTCTACATCTTTAGATAAACCAAAATTTTTAGACTGTCTACCATAAATTAGCAACAAATTTTTAGAAATTCGTTTCAAACAGTAATAATCCTTTCCCAAGTTTCATCAACTTCAAAAATTTCCATTCCCATATTTAGATACTCTTTCACTCTATCTTCACTATGCTTATAAAGATATTTTTTATTATGAGCATCAACAAAATCTACAATAGTTACTACATTTTCGCCTGATTTTTTTCTTAATGCTCTTCCTACTCTCTGAATAGTTTTTAACGGTGCTTTAAAACCAACTCCCATAATTAATACATCCATAGCAGGAACATCCAACCCTTCGTCACTAATGGTTGAAGATATTAAACATCTTAATTTCTTTTTCTTAAACTTATCCAGAGCATCCTGGACATTATCTCTCCCACCACTTATAAACTCAACTTCTAATCCTATATCTTCTACCATTTTTAAAATTACTTCTCCATGAGCAATACGCCATACTAATATAAAAACAGACTTTCCTTGCTCCACAAATCTTTTAGCTGACATAACAATAAATCTATTTCTTTCTAGATTATTTAGTATTCCCTTTTCGTACGCCTGATCAAACGTATAATGTCCCGGAATTTTTGGTTCACTAACATAGTGTAAATATGCAGTAGGTGAAGCAGAAATTCCTGCATCAATCAACTCTCTATTAGTTACAGAAACAATCTCATCTCCTGTTAATCCTCTAACTATTAGATTAGAAATTTCATCCTTACGTAAAGCTGTAGCCGACAATCCGTATCTATAATATGATGTATTACAGGCCTTTAAACAGGATTCAAAAGTTTTACTCGAAATATGGTGGCAATTAGATACTAATATATTATCTGCAAAAAAATTATGATTATCTTCAACTTCAAGATTATAAATATACTTTGGTATTCTATTATTTGCTCTTTCCTTTATTTTTGTAACTTTATATGTATGATTAAACATAAAAGCAAAAATTTTTTCTTTAATATTTTCAATATCACTAAGTTCATCATCACCGATAAATAAACATTGATACCCATTCGTTCTATAAGCTTCAATCAAACTTTCAATTTTTTCTTTTGAATACCAATATGAAGTATTCCCTATTTCTATAACTTTTTTTTGTCCTTCGACTATAAAATCTGGACATTTATGTCTTTGTTTAGGCCGAAAACTATAAGATCCTATTTTAAACTCAATCCAATATACTCCATCTCCAGTATATTTTAATTTTTCAATTTTTAAATTTTTTATAATAGCTTCTGGTCTAGTTGGAAATTTTCTTTTTCTATGTGCACTAATAAAATTCTTCTTTCGTTCTAGAAGTTTATCAGGATTATTTTCGTAAAACAATCTATTAGAATTTCTAGATTTTTCAACAGTTAATCGATCAAAAGATGGATTACTAATTTTCATTCTATCACTTAAATATTTTCTATATTTAGCATTTTTACTTCTCTTACAAAAAATACGTTTTTTAATTTTAGGATCTTGTATAGGATAACCATGCTCTTTTAACCATTTTCCCAGTAAAAAATAATTCTTATTAAAATTATGTTGAGAATGATGACCTCCCAAACTAGATCCTGTTAAAAATTCTTTTCCACAAAACTTACATAAAAAAATCTTTTTAGAATTAGATTCATTAAAAATTATTTCATCACCAACACATAAGTCTTTAGTTTTAATATAACCTCGATTTTTAACATAAATTTTATGATTTCCAGTACATTTAAAAGAAACTTCTTTATTATTTTTATTAAAAAAAATTTTATACCAAGGATTACTACCTAAAATTTTTATATATCTTACAATTTTCTTTTTTTCATATTTTTTAAGTTCTAAATTATAACTAATTACATATTCAACTTTAAATAAATTATTAATTGAATTTTCAACAATATTACCAATTTCTACAGTTTTATCGATATCAACTAATACTTGACTATTATATGGCAAACACTCATCCGATATTACAACTTTAGACCTACTAAGCATTTCTTTAATTTCTGAATCATTAAGATTTTTAGCTATTGACGGAACAGATAAAACATTAATATCTTCTATTTCTTTTATACCGGCACCGATCATACCAATTTTAACACCTAAACGCTGTTCCATTCTAGCTTTAGTTTGCTTCATAAGTGTAATTCTATGAGTAAAAAAATTAGTAGGTAAACCTAGTACTTGTATAATACCACAAGCTACTTCTGTTTTTCCAGCATTTGGTGGAGCAGAAATTATTCCTCTTTTTGTAGATACCGCTTCGTTAATCATTTTAATCTGATAATCTCTTAATTCAATTCCATTTAAAGAGAGTATATTATTTTTATGCTCAACTAAAACACGATCATCTATGATTTCGTAAGGAAATTCAATTTTAGATGTTACATACCCAATTAATCCTGTATAAAATGTACTTGTTAATAAATTAAAAAATCTTCTATAACCATCCCACAATCCTCGTCTAAAATGAGGACTATAGAAATAACCTGGGACACGAACAGATAGAATTTTGTGAATCTGTTCTAGCTCTTCTTTTGTAGCTAATTTTTTATCTACTCTAGTATAAAGATTGTCAATATGAAAATGTAACAAGTTTCACCTAAAAAGTCAATGCTTTAAGATTTCTAAACGTTTCTGAAAATGTAAGAGGATCTACTTTAGCTGTTCGATTGTAGAATGAAAGAATGTCAATCTCAAGTTTAGAAGTTGATTCAAAAACAAAAACTAACTTTTTACCATTGATTTTAGAAGGAGATTCAAGGAGAGGATTTCCACTGATTATTAAAAAAGCTGATAAAGCTAAATCTTGTAACTCTTTTTTCGGCACAGAACATGCCTTAGAAATAGTCATATTCATCATCATCCTCTATCCTATTAAATAAAAAAACTAAAGAGCTAATCCAATTACAACACCTATCACAACAAATAACTCAGCAATTGCCATTGACTTCCACCAAGACTTTTTCTTAGCTTCAATTATTAACTTTTCATTTAGTTGATTTGTTTGGTCTAAAATTTTATCCTTTACCAAATTCTGCTCTTTAAAAAACTCAGCTCGTTCTCTTTCAAGTTTACTACGAGATTTTTCTATTTCAAGAAGCTGATTAGTTAGTTCTAACTGCCGATTAAGATTTTCATTTTGAGAAATTAGATTCGTACTAGATTGCTTTAAAACAGAAACCTGATCTGTAAGATTAGAGCATTGTTCTTCAATAACTGCCAACTTTTGTGTATTAAACAAAAGTAGCTCACTTTTTTCATAATCAAAAATTATTCCATCATAGGGAGCTACCTTGTCTTTTTCAAGAACATCAGCACTAAACGACTTAGTAACCAAACTTACGAAACAAATTGGCACGATCAACAAGACTAACAGGAACTTTAATCTTGGCAAGTTCTTCTTCCAATTTTGCATAGTTTTTCTCCAACTCTAAACTTTTCCCAGAAAGTTCTTTGTTAACTTTCACCAACTCATCATTTTTACGTTTAAGTAAATCTAATTTTTTACTGACTTCTACCGATTTTTTACTCAAAATATCGAGATTAAACTTAAAATCAGATTCCTGTTTTTTTGCATCTTCTTTTAATTTTATATTAATAGATCTAAGTTCTTGAACTTCTTTCTCAAATTTACTAACGTTGCTACAATCTTTTAGAAAGAACAAAGCTACAAACACCAGACCAATTACTGCCAAACTCAGAAGTAAATTGTTTTTAGTTAGTTTCATGCCAGTATTAAATAAAATTTTTTAAATTTAAACTAGAATTCTAAAATAAGCTCCAGGATGAGTTTAAACCTATTTGCTTAAAAAACATATAATTTATTATACATAGCAAAAAACACATCATTTAATGCTGTTCTATATAGGTTATTTATCATTCTATATAGGTTTAACTATGTTATTTTTCAGATTGCCGACCGTTTTTGACATCATCCTTCTTAAATTATCTTTCACAAGGCTATAACAGTTAGATTAGCCCATGACCATGTTATAGGATACAAAGCATAACGTGTAGCCTGAACTTTTATTGTATGTAAACCTGCGGCTAAAGACACAACCTCTTGAACTGTATTACACGTAGACCAGTTACCTGCACCTCCCCCCACTGCCAAACCTCCGAAACGCCATTCTCTTTCTATGCCCCCACCCGTAAATTTCATACGATGTGCATACCCTACAGTATCTGAAGGTTGAGCTGAGCACATGAGCAAAACAGATCTTGGTGATGATAAACTTATTGTAACTTCTAAACCTGTATCAGAAAAACCGTTTATAAGTGCATAGCTATCTACTGAAGAAGATCCAAAAGTTCCTACAGACCCATGACAATGCAAAGTTTCTGCATTAGAAGTCGGTCCATGAGTTAATGTATTTAAATTAGCAGCAGTAACATGGCTATCTATGCCATCTAATGCCTGATTAATTTCTGCACCTGTTGTTGATATAGGGGTTGCCCCTATTTGCCATAAACCTTCTTTATGATGACCGGCGTTAACTCCAGTTAAATGATGATCTGTTCCAAACAATGTTGACCAAAATTCTAACCTTTGGACTCTTGTCGTTGAAGTCCAATTAGGAACTGCTGCAGATGAAGTTCCTGTTGTATCTATAATAGTTAGAAGTCCTGTAGTTCCATTATACTGAATTTCTGCAATAGCCCAATAACCAGCTGGAGCATTGGGAGCATTAAGTGCATTAAGTGCTGAATATGCTATTACTATATCAAAATAAGCTTTATTTAGCAAAGTATTTACAGATGCAGTTGCATAAGTATTTGGACTCACTGTATCATCTACAAACCAGCGACTCCCCGCTTCTTTTGGTAAATCAGTCTGCTTTATACAAATTGATACCCAACGAGTGTTTCCTGCTACTGGAGATGCTTCTAATCCCGTTCCACTAAGAGGCCATGTTCCAGAACCACCAGTAAAAATACTAATAGTTTCTGCAGCATCTACCTGCACTACCTTTTGTGCAAACTGAAGAACACCCGCACTTAAACTAACGGTTTTTGCCGCCCCTGTTACCCTTAGTGTAGTTTGGGTAGAATCATCCATTATTCGTCCTTGATTAAGAGGACTCAAACAAAGCCAATTTTCACCAATAAAATTAGCAACATTTGAATGATCAGCAGATTTATTTAAGTCTAAAAGCTCGACTAATTGTTTGTCTGTCCAATTCGCAACATCAAGCGCCATAATACCTCCTATTAAAATTACTTAATTTCTGTAAATCCTACACCTAAAGATAGACCATTCCATGACCAGGTTGTTGGATTTGAATCTATAACTTTATAACTTCCTGCTTGTAAATCAATGTTTGGATAGCATTCCCAAAAAAGTTTATCAACAATTACAGCATCCCATATTCCATAAGATGTTCCCTTTAAATCTACTAATTCTAAAGTACCAACTGGATTGACCCCTCCACAATGATATGTTTTAACTGAGTTAATATGCTTTTCATCTTCTAAAACAAATATCATAGACTTCGTAGGGTTATCCTCGATATGAAGAGTATTTATGTTAGTAAAAATAGGTTTAATTACTTTTTTCTCTATTTTCTCTACTTTATCTTCTTTTAATTCAACTATTTCCTTAGCAATTTCTGATTCCTTAGCAATTTCTATTTTTAGTTCTGGTTTTTTAAACACAAATTTACCTCTTTCTGGTTCTTTAAAAACTTCTTTTTCTGATTCCTTCCATTTACCCTTCCACATTTTAGTTCCTCCTTTTTTTTAGACATTAATTATACAGATAGTTCCTGCAGCTTTATTTCGATCTATAATTTGTTGAAGTCCTGAATACTGTCCTTGATTAGCAAACACACTGGTATCATAAACGTAACAGTTATTTTCATAAATCGGCAATGAATCAATAATATCTCTTTTAGTAGGATCGTATGTTGACCAGGATCCGCAATAATGACCTCTGCAAGTTGCTCCTGCATAAATTATGCTTGTACTGGTTGCTACTGGTAAATTAGTATAAGGTGCGGGTGGTGTAACAATCCTAATTCTTATCCAGTACAAGTTAGTCCCTGAATTTGGAATATTATCCGTTTTATCATCGTCTAAAACCCAGTCATCCCAATTATTATAAATTGACCAATGTATTGAACCATCTAAAGAAAAAGCTGAAGTTAGATCATTGGGAGTAAATGCAATCCATGTTGTTCCGTTCCAATATTCAAAAATGAAATCGCCTCCAGCAGTTCCCTTTACTGATAAAATTGATTTAATACCGCTAAATTGACAGGTATTCCCGACTAAAAAAGCATCACCTGTTTCTGGTACTGCTGGAAAAATAGAACCTAATCCAACTGAATTTAACGGGGTAAAAACAGATGTGGCAACATCAAAAGAATAACATTTACTTCCCGCAATTAAAAAATTAGTAGTTCCAGCTTTTACAAACAAACTACTTGGACGATCTTGATAAGGCATATTAACATAAAACTCATACGGCATTAATCCATTTGAATTTTGAGCATCCCAACCTGGTGCCGCAGGATATTCATATTCAGTAATGGTTGTTTTATCTGATTCTAAATAATCTTTTGATAGTTGTAATAAAACAGCCTTTGTAGTTCTAGGCAATGTTATTTCTTTCATTATTCTAGCTCGATAAACATCGTCACTTTCATACCCAGCAAAAAGTAAAATTCTAGGAATTCCAAAATAAGATCCCCAATAATCTAACCAATAATCAGTAGCCGTAAGAAGGCATATTTGCAATATTGCATTATTATAGTTTTGACTATATCCCCAAAAATCAGTTATTGTTACAGTGTAAACTGTATCGAATTTTCCTGTATATGTACCGATAGATTCCACAATACCATAAGTTCCAGAATTTGCAGCATCTGCTACTGGATTGCCTACAACTCCCGTAGAAGAAATACAAGCTATAGTCCATTTGTCGCCTATTTTAACATTCCTTCCAGATATATCAAAATTTATTTTAATTTTTGCTCCATAAGTCCCTACAGGAACCTCATCTATTCTTAAACCTGTGATAGAATCTATTAAAGAACTATACTGTCTAAACGATGAGTAATCAAAAACATTATCAAATGATGAAGCAAGTACTGATCCTGTAACTGTCGGAGATCTCGACGTGTACGAAATTAACCCCGTTGGATATAAATAGCCTGGACATAATGAATTTCTACATCCCCCCGATTGCCAATTAGAAACATAAGGTTCTGACAAATAACCTAATCCTGGAGCTAATCCCACATATTCATCTGTATCTTTTTTCCACCTATCACATTCAGTTCCATTATCCCAAGGACAATCTCCCGATATCTCTCTAGAAACACATTGAAGTATAGTATACAATAAACCTAAAGGCACAGGTTTAAATACTTGTTGTGCCAATCCTTTTACTATCTTCTGAAATAGGTTCACAAAACCCCCCTAAACACTAATAGAAGTAGCCGTAACTGTCGTTTTTAACAAATCTGGTCTAATTACAGATCCACCAGGAACATAAATATCACCTACTCCCGGAACTGCTCCCATGTATAAAGCAGAAATAGTGCAATTTGCTATTGCTAAATCATAAGTTCCCATTATAAACTGATATAACTCAGCAACATATAAATCTTCGCCCAGTTTTTTAGTATTCAAAAAATCAATAATATTTTGCTGAACTTTTGAAGATATATCTGTAGCATCATAATTTTCATATACGAATAAAGTGACTGTAATAACCGGTTGCATTTTTGTTGGTGCGGATACTATAACACTAATTCCACAAGCTCGGTATAACTCTACTGCACTCTCTACCATCGTTTTTAGCGAAGAACTTAAATCACCACTTCCATCATGACAATATAAATATACATATCCAAAACCAGGAGGAAGACTACACCAATCACCCGTTGGAGTCGTATCAAAAGAATGAGTATCAATATATCTTCGTAACCAAAATCTTAATAAACCATTTACACTACACATAGTCCAATCAGTAGGTGGAGTGAATGAAAAACACCCACTTTGAGTAAAAACATTAGTTTCATCTACAATACCAGTTAACTCAGTCCATGCACCATTCCAATACTGTGTTCCAACTCCAGGATCTACGGATAGTACTCCAGGTGTAATCAAATGAAAATTTATATACGTAAAAATATCCTCTGCTCCAATATATAACATATCTCCATTTACATCAGCCGGTGGAAATAAATTAACAGCAGAATCCCCTGGATTTCGCATGCCTAAAGAAATATCAGTGTACTTTGATGTCCCTGCCTGATACACTAGACATGTTGCACGAATATCATCTATAGCCTTAGCAGAAACTATTTCTGGAATTGTTAGAGCTGCATATTCTAAAGCATTTCTAGTTGCTCTAGTTAAAGAACCTATGTATTTTGCAAATCGTTCTTTTCTCTCAAAATCTGTTTCCTCTTCTCTACCATCAGAAAAAGCCGCCGGATTAGTAACACTAATAATATTTGGTGTATTAGACTTTAGTAAAATAACAGAATCAGCTGCTACATTTCCCCCTATTCCTGCGGCTAAAGCTCTAACAGGAATATCTTTATATAAAGCAATCGCTAAAAAATCACCTCCAGCTACAAAAGTAGCACTATTTGTTAAGGCTGCAAAATTAAGAGTATCATTAGGAAGTGTTGTAGTAGTAATTGAAGTTACAACAGATTCTCCAAGAGGAGCCTCACTAGTTTTCTTTATAACAGAACCCACTACAATTCCAATAGTTACAAAGTTATCATGTGTTTGTAAATGAATTGCAGAACCGGAAACATCTACATGAGAAGAAAAAATTGGAATCACATCATCAGCTTGAGTCTCAAATAAAATCGAAGGTTCTGTATCCGTAGAAATCAGAACCCCCGAAGAAATTGTTACCTCAACTTCAGACCCTGTTTGCCTAGTAAATCTTACATTACCGGTTGACTTTTCTGCTGGATTTCTTGGAAAGTTGAATGCTCTATAAATTGCCTCTTCAATAGCCTCTTCGACTGCTTTTAAAAGTTGATAATACAACTCTTCCAACTCCAAAGCTACAGATTCTATTAATGTTCTAATAACTGAACCCACATTAAAATCCGTTACCTTATCTGTAGCAGAAGAGCACCAAGAAATCATTGAAGCTACTATACTGGAAAACTTTTTGGTTTGAAATGACATAGAATCTCCTTAAACTACTAGTGAAACTGGAACTGAGCTCGATTGATTAACCGGAATTGCATCAAAACTAAGACCAATCATATCGCCTGAAATTTCCATTAAAAAAGATTTAATGGATGCAATCCTTGGATCCAATAAACATGCATCTTTAATATCTACCTTAATCACATCTTGCCAAGTTTTAGAACTTTTTTTGCCAATATATGCGTATAAATAAGTTCCATATTCAGGATGATATGTGTAAAAACGTTTATTAGTAACTATTCTATTTCCTAATGCCTGAACTAGATTATGAATACCAAAAGTTCGTTTTAAATCTAAACCTTGTTCACTACTGGAATCCAATTCTCCGTCTTTAATGTATAAGTCAATACCAAACAATGCTTCATAGTCTTTTTTTGCGTTAACTACCGTTGATACAGTCATACTTTCAGTTTTAGGAACCATTATAATATCACCAGGTTTTGCTACTTTCCAATTTTTACCGCCAGAAGTATTTGAAATATTAGAAATTTTCGTTATCTTTCCAGTCAAATCTGAATCTATTCCCACAATAGAACCTACACCTACATTTCCAATTTCTCCTGAAAGAACAGCTCTAACCGGAACATCAACATATTCCTTACCTATGGATAAAGTAGTAGTTGCAGTAGTTTTAAAATCTATTTGTCTTGTTCCTTGAAATTCAGGAACCCAAACTTCTCTTCCAACCGTTATAACAATATCAGGTAAATAGGACAAATTTCTATAAAATCTAACGAATCCGGTAGCTTTTACCTCTTTTTCAAATTCCTCAGATACAAAAAATGGATATTCTAATTCATTATATAGAGCAATTAATTTCCATTGAGAAGCTTTTCCATAAACATCTAATGCTATTCTTTCCAAATTATCATCAGATTTAACTGTTCTACCAACAGCAGCATACAATCTTATAGTATTCTGAACTGAACTTGACTTAACATAGTAATCTATTACAACTGCATCATTAGGAACAGATGTCAAAAAAACTGTTCTTCCAGAATAAGATTTTAAATAGTTAAGACCTAAACGAGCTATATCAGTAGATAGGTAAACACCAGAAACTCTAGTTGGTTCTTCTCTTATTAATAAGGAAGTCTGTGGAACGGAAAAAGATTGCATTGAAAATCTTTCTATAGGAAGCTGTGCCGTAGCTGTAAAACTATTATTAGTATCTGCGACAGAAGCTGGTAAAACACCTAAAGTCGTTCCGCAGTTACTAGCTCCATCAAATAAATCAGGATTTGTAAATCCCTTAAATACTGCACTAGGAAGTGCTTTAAACCCACACAAAATATTTCTAAATGATCGAACTAGTGCATGAGGAGGATATCTAAATGAACATAGAGTATCTATCATATCACTCATTGTTATAGTCAAATTTCTAGCATTACTATAAGAATATGGCACAAAAGAAGAAGTTTTATTAGAATACTCTCTAAGAGCATCGATTAAACTTCTAATTTGTAAAACCACTGATTTTGCAGATATGTTTGATTCTGAAACTGAATCGTAAAAATTCAACAATGACCTCCATTACATTGGAATGTATTTATATTTTTCGTCGCCCATGCTTCTTTCTTCTAACATCATTTGATACTGTTCTTCGGTTTCAGGTTGAATTTCCATAGAGTCTAATTCATACTCTGTTGCTGTTGCAATATCCATAACTCTTTCTTCTGGATTTAATAGTGCATTATCCATCTTAATTTGATTCTGATCTAGTACTAAATTTGAACCTTTTGTTCCACACTCTCTAATACAGGTAATAGCAATATTAAACTGATAAAGCAAAGATCGTCCAACAGATCTCAGTAATTGAAAATTATTAACAATTATTTCATAAAATTCAGAATCAGCAAAGTTAAACAAATACAAAATATGATCTTTTGGATCAATCTTACTATTGGTTGTCCAATCTCTGATTAACGTTCTTAAGTTCAAAAATTGATCATGTCCAGATAATTCTTCACTACCTACTTTTCTACTTTTAAATCCAGTAATGCCTTTTATGGATATAGTTCTTATGCCCTGACCAAAATAATCTACAAAAGCACCACCTTTAGTTTGGGTTACAGATATTCTTGTTGGTTCCGTCTGAGAAAATTCTTCCGGATTTATAAACAGCTCTACTTCTTTTCTAGAACCTGCACTAACCTGATCATAAACAAACATAAAATGTTTACTTAGTGTTTTTTTAAGTTCGACGTAATCCAATTAAAATTCTCCTAAAAAATAGCATTTTTTGCATGAATAGAACTTTTTATTTTTCCTTGTGCTGCTCTACTGGCAGAATCTAAAAATCCTGCCGCGTCATTAATTGAAGACTGAGCAGTTAAAACATCATCAAATAAAGCTTCAAGACTAGCATCTAAAGCTATTAATGTACTATCAACCAAAGACTGCGCATTATCTAAACTAATAGTAACCGTATCAACTCCTGTTTGAAGAAGTGTAGAAATATCATCTGGAATTGTTAAAAGTTCTGCGGCCTGAATATTAGCCAGATCACTTGATACCACGGCAATACCTTCTTGAAGTTGTGTCAGTATATAAGCTGGATCACCTGCTATAACAGCCGAATCATATAACGCTTGTGCAGATACTTCATTCGCCAATGCCGTAATTTCTCCAGCAGCCAGAGAAGCAGAAATAGTAACAAGATTATCAGTAGAATTTACAGTAGTTAATAAAGATTGCACATTATTAGAAACAGACTGAATAGAATCCATTCCACTAACTAATCTACCGGTAGCACCGGTTGGATCAAATCCCGCCACTGCATTATTAAGAACTGTTTGAGCATCTGTCAAAACAGTTGTTACTGAACTTAATGCATCTGTTATAACCGTAGAATTAAATGGAATTGCTGAAAGAGATTCCATAGCCTTTTTCAATCCTATGTTTTTAAAATCTAAAGCAACACCTGTAACATCCAGTAAATTTTGAAAATTGGAGGCTCCTGTATAAATATCCAACAATTTTGGAATAGATAAGATTTTAGCTTTCATTAAAATATTCATAGATACAACATCTTTAGCAAGCGAACTTAAACAAGAAGCTAACGAAGCTGTTTCTGACTCTAAAGTTTTGACTCTTGCGCTTAATGTTTGTAAATGTGTATTAAGTTCTCCAGTAGAAAGTGCCATTAACTCCCCGTATGAACAATCTTTTTTGCTTTATCTGTTAAAATTCCAACAATTGTATTCGTTTCGTCTCCACCTACATCTCTCACAATATCTCCATCAATAGTTTCGGTAAGATTTCCATGAATAGTTCTAACAACATTCCCAACAATATGCTCAGTAACATCTCCATCTGGATTTACCATAAGAGTATTTCCTGAAGGATGTGAAATGTAAACGTATGGAGCAGGATCTGCTTCTTTACTAACAGGATTAAATCTATTAAATGGTCTAAGCTTAGTATCCCAATTTGTGATAGTTGTTAAATCACAATCTTTTCCAATTTTAATAAATAAACCACTAGGATGACTAATTTCTATCTGTCCATCCTGATCTATTCTAGAATAAACATTTGACTTATGCTTAAACAAATACTGACTTCCATCTTTATTACCTGGCTGGTCATCTCTTCCACAAAGCAATTCATTTTCTTCTGGAAATAAAAATCCCAAAACAACTGGTCTTAAAATAGATCCACCTAAAAATCCAACAACAGCAAATACATCCCATTCATCTTGCCTTGCGGAGGATGAAGGTAAATCTTTATCAAGCATATTTTTAGCATATTTAGAAATTGGTAAGTTTGTGATGCCATGGGATGAACTTGCATAAGGAGTCAATACTTGAACGTCTGTCAATTTAGAACCATCCATAAGTAATACATCCACCATATTTGCTTCCGAATGAACATCATAAACCTTACCCATTGTAAGGCCACTAAATCTATTAAACTCTGTATAAGTAAGTGCTGTTTGTACCAAGGATTATTTCACCTAGTTGCTGATATTCTACCTGTTGCCTCACCTACATTACCTGTTGCGTTACCTTTTTTATGCTTTACCCAAGTAGGTTTAGACTTAGATAAGGTTGTATTTGTAGTTTTAGTCTTTTTAGTTATTTGGGTTATATCCTTAGGATCTGCCATAATACTAGGTCTTGATTTCATAGTAACAAGAGCGCTTACATCTGATCTCCCTATTCCGCCAAAATAATACCTATTTAATCTCTCTGATACGGGATGTTCCCAATCATTATATGCCGAAATTTCTTCTGTGCCGACTAAACCACCTTTTTCTTTTGTTGGTTGACCTCTTTTTATTCCAAGAGTTGTTCTGAAACTTTGCAATGTAACGTAACTATGGGAAACATTTTCTATATAATACTCCATACCATCGTCCTTATTTACAACATAAATACCTATAATAGCTTCATTATTTCCTAATATATCCATACTTCCAGTTAATAGATGTTCGTTATGCAAAAACCATGCTACAGCAGTTCTATTTCGTTCTATTCCATGTTGAACAAAGGCTGGAACCAGAACTTCTTTTTCATAATTTTTTCCTCTAGAATTGCGCTGACCATAGTCTAAATTTACAAAGGTAGTAGTCATCTCAAGTTTTCTAAATCCATATTTTCCAATATAAGCAGGTAATGTCGGATCAATCTGAAAAAATGGATTTTCACTGTCTTGAGGTTGGCCTCGATTAGTACTTAAACATACCCCTCTAAAACTCTCCTTAGATAGAAGCGCTAATGTCGGCATTGTAATATAGTAATTAAAAATTTCATCCTGATTTTTAGCTACATTAATTGATACAAGATCATTATTTGAAATTTCTAAAGATTTTGGATAAAAAATACTGTCCTGAAGAAAGGTTTCAACCGATTTGTGATAATTTCCTTTTGCGTCTTTTAATCTAGAAGGCCTGAGAACTAACCATGACATATCAAGCCCATCATATACAAATAACTCATGAAATGGCTTATCTAAATACTGTTGAAAAGAATTCCAGAAAGTGCCCTCGTATCCCATAAGATGAAACAAATTCGTTTTATCTTCAGGATACATACTATCAGCGGCAAAACCAAGTTTAGTCCTTAATGGAACTCCATTAAAGGTAACATCTACACATTCCTTAAATCTATCCGAAATAAAATCAAAAGCCCCTGCTGCATCTACCGATACTGGAAAATCACGCTTCCAGGCTAAAACAGTTAAAATTGCAGCTAAAGCATCATCCTGTCCCATTTCTGGGATATAGTAAATATTATGCTTCGTTAACAACGATCCTAAATCAGAACCATTAATTGTTATAGTTCTCTGAGGTTCATTATTTTCAAAACTTTCTTGTTTTGTTACGGAATCAATAAGCCCTCTCATTACAACTTTACTTTCAGTATTGTTAATTCCATTAAACTCTATTTCTACGTAATCATGTGCATCTAACTTATTAAACCAGGTTCTTCCCTTTGAATCTAAATTTGGTACAAATGTTATTGTAAAGCTGCCTGCTGGATTCATCAAACTTTTGTTGGTACTTATAGACAAAATATCAGAATTAGAATCTCCAATCGCTGAAACAAAATTGAATTTCATTTCATCTGTATAAATCGTAACCTTAGATGTTGGAGAACCCTGTGTTATCAAGATTTAAACCTCATTGATTTGTTTTTCCCGACGAAAAAACTCCTTTTAGTAAAGAGACTAAGTAATCCGGAACAAGTCCTACGTGCTGAGCTTGCACATACTCTACTGGTGGTTTTGGAACATCCCCGGTCCCAGAAAGTATAGAATTCATTTTATCAACTCCTTGTTGCATAGTGCGTAATATATCTGGAACTTTCGCTAATTCAAATGCCGATGCTGCCATACTTGTCAACGAAACTTCTAAACCTTTAACAGTAGCAACTACTGTTTCTGAAATGCCTAATTTCTTCGCTTCTAATGTGGCGTCTAATGTAGTTAGTTTATCATATAGTTCCTTAGTTGGTTTAAAATCTATATTTGTGCCACCAACAGCAGAACTTCCTTTGTCTAACTTTGCCTGAATGGCTTCTGGACTTTCTCTATCTTTATACGCTTTCATAACTGCTTCAGCTTGAAGAAATGGAATATTAGAAATATTAGATAAAGCCATAGCACCAAACTCAGGTCCATATCGTGATAGTTGTTCTAATACTGGCATTATAGATTTTGGATCACCACGTTTTCTAAGAAAATCAAAATAATTACCACCCTGTCCCAGTGCACCCCACATAAACATTTCTTTTGCAGGAGTTCCTGGAGTTGCAATTGCATTATAAATACCACCCATTGTTTGAACACCTCGTTGACCCTTTAAAACAGACGTATTTCCCATTTCCATCCATCTAGTCAATCCTGCAAGTGTTTTAGTTCCCTCAGGGCCTAAATCTGCTAAATGCTGTTCACTTAGACCCATTAATCCTGTCATAGTTTCAATTGCCTGTCCCATCGAAGCAAGTTTAGTTTCTTTTCCAAAGGCAGTTGCTAGAATCTTGCCTAAAAACTCATAATCTTGTTTAGAAGTTTGACCAACACGATTTCCAAAGGCCCCTACTTTTGTTGCCTTTTCAAAAGAGGGTTGCATAAATTCTGTTTCATACCCACCATATCTCATTCTAGCCATTACACCCATACCCTCAAAACCACCAAATCCTTGCATCTTGCCTGCTAGTTGAATAGCTTCTGAGGGAGTGTATGCACCGGTCTTTACTGCTATATCTCGTGCACGTTTTGATTTTTCTGCACCCAATCTTCTATATGTTGGAGCTAGTGCCCCATAATGCTGAGCAGCTGGTTGAGCTGCTATATTTCCTATCTGTAATAATCCACCTGCAGCCATCATTGCAGGACCAATTGCTGCACCAACAGGTACGCCAAATATATTAAGTCCCATTGCGGCGCCACCTGCAGCCATTAAAGCACCTCCAACAGCAGGAACCATTGAACCTGTAGCAGCACCCATAACTCCACCCGCAACACCTCCAGCATAACCAACTCCTTGCATGAAGTTTCTAAATCTTGATTGATTATTAACAGAAATCGGAGATGATGGTGATAGTGCTGGTGTTGAAAGTGGCATTACGGGAGTTGTGGCTGGAGCACTATCTCCTCTTGGAGATCCACGTGTTGCCCTTACTCTTCTCCCGCCTATATTACCTTCTTCATCTACAGTTTCTCCACCTGTAACTCCTCCACCAGCTCTGCCTGCTCTGCCTGCTCCCCCTGTCGCTCTGCCTCTCCCACTCACTGCAAATGGAGTATCAGAAACAGTCTTCATCTTAGCAATAAGACGATCCATTTCCTGTTCAAGCTTAATTATATTCTTAGCCGCTTGATCAGTATCACTTTTAAAAATTAACTTAGTTTCAATGTTTCGACCCGCCACTTTATCTCCCTACCCAACGAAAACCACTTTTTGAAGGACTTTTCTTTGAAACTGATGGAATTTGAAAGTAAGGTTTTCTGTTTATTTTCTTTAAAAATCTTCCAGCGTATCCACTAACCCAAGAAATACCGTGTCTAGTCAATCTAGTATGAGGACTAACCCAACCTTTTTGTAAAATAACATAAAGAAGATTATCCACTAGGGAACCTCTTCCCAATTTAGATTCTTGCCAAAATCTTTGTTTTTGTTTTCTACAACTTCCATATATTCATCAAAATCTGGGTCAAAGTATTTTTCAGAAAGACCCTTAATTCCACATTTTTGACACACACTTCCAGCTATAGTGTCTCCACACCTTGGACAAACATTTTTAGAAATTTTAGCCGTTTCTGCAATAATTTGATCTGTCTCATAATCCAATTCCATTTCCCAGGGCTCAGTATTCAAAAATCTAGGATCTTTTACTGGTAAATTATATTTCTGTCTGTACCAATACTCAAGACTGCTCGACTGTTCCTTCGCCAGTTTTTTCAGATTCAGGTTTTTTCTGAAACGTTTGCAGACAGTCTACATACTTCTGATAGACCGTCTGCAGCACCTCCAAATCTCTTAGATCTCTTGGTTTCCACCAAAGAGGAGCCTCATCAACAATCACATCAAATGTAGCAATCATGTGTGCTAAATTAGATGTTAAAATGTCAACATTACTAAGACCCTCTATTTCACGAGCTTCAATAACACCAATCTTAATTCTCTCACCAATAGTTGGTCTATGGATTTTGAACTTACCAATAAATTCTTCTCCATGAAGCAGTTTCAGATCAAGTTCAATTGTAAATGAATTAGATTTATTTTCCATGTTCTCCTTTCATTTTTAATAGATAACAAGGTGGGAAGTAAGAGGAATTAGATTAAATATTTAAGATTATTACCTAACCTGCTGAAACCGAAAGTGATCTCCAAGTCGCATTTTCCGCTACAATCGCATGAGCCTGAACTCTAATACTATAATTTGCACAAGAACAAGATTCATACTTTTTAATCAAAGTTCCATCCTTAGTAAGAATCTCTATATCAATTACACCCATATTTAGAACATCCTCGCTAACAGGAACAAATCCTAATTCCAAAAGAGACCATTTGTTGATAATAAACTTATCAACGGTAATAGTATGCGTAATTTTAGTATTAACATGTTCTTGAACTTCTACGTCACCAATACCACTCGCGTCTTCGATCCCGAAATCACTATCGGCCGTGACATTTTGTGCTCTTCCAATTTCTGTTCCCTGAATTTTCAGCAAAATTAGATTTCCAGTTAAAGTACTCTTAGCCATTTAAAGTATTCACCTCCCTATAGTTAATTATTAAACCACTGTCTTTTTCTTTAAAAAAAGATACCATCCCGAAACAAACCCAGCACCAAATCCCACTAAAATCGACGGCCACTGAAGTTTAAGTAAAAAATATCCAGCTATACATGCTAAAATAACCAAAACGGGCATTCCATAATGTAGTATCATATATTTTATATCAGTAGACAAAAAACTCACCTCCTTTAAAATTAAGCAACTACAGTAGCGCTATATACAGTAAGATTTACTGAAATAGCAACGTAGTTAATCGGAATAACCGGTGAACACTCGAATTCTACGTAACAGGTATCCCCCTCTAAACGACATTGGATATTTTTGTATGCAGGATTTGTTGCATCTCCTGCTAAAAGTTCTAATCTGTAACATTGTTGTAATACCGACGCTGTAGCATTTTTTATGCTTATTAGAGTCGTTATTGTTCCTTTTCTACCTACGAAATCTCTGTCTAGTCTTTCTCTAACCTGTTTTGCTACATAGTCAGCTGTTCTCCTAACACTAACCTCTCTTCGATTATACTTATCACTTCTTAACCAGGTAGTAATGGACTGACAAACTCTATAACCAAAACCAGGATCATATTCTAATGGTAATACCCCTCCTAATAACAGTCTATCTAAATCAGCCCATCTAAAATTATATTCTAATCCTATGACTTTTATCGAATCGTGAGTTAAAGCCTCAGCTACATCTACTCCTGCTGCCATACCTGCTACTAATGCTGCAGAAATACTTCCAGGATATGTTATCATTAATCCATTATCATCATAAGCTTTAAATCCAGGACCTACATATACCATTCTATCCGAATTTAAAGATTCCGCATAAGTTAACATTTGGTCTATAGAATTCAAAGCAACAGTTGTACTTGCCCATTTTCCTAATCCTGCTGTATAACCATCTGCTGCGGCAAATCCACCACAAAATCCTATTCGTTCCATCTTTCCTATACCAGACATATAACTACAATGAGAACTCAACGAAGCCCAAACAGCAGGATCATAGGATACACAGGTAATCAATGGGGTATCTTCATTTTGAAGTAATTCAATTGCTGTATCCCAATGTGTTTGTAAAGTTGTCCCCTCAGAACCACCCGTAAAATATGTATCTACAACATTTTTTAATGCAGACCTTCCTAACAAACCTCCACAATCAAATACCACTGTTCCATTTGTTACTGTAGTGCCAACTACAATAGGCCAGGTGGATTCTGATGTTGCACTAGTTCCTGTTTGACTCACACGATACCAATATCCATTTGAAGAAGTAGGAACACATAAATCACCTACAGTATAATATTTTGAAGCTTCCCATGTAGAAGGACCATACTGAGCTGTAACAAATCCAGTATTTCCAGCATTTACCCAATCTATAACAGCCTGAAGATCAGATTTTAATATTAAAGCCTTTCTAACTTTTGCTCTAGTTACAACATCACCAGTTCCAATATAAGTTGAAGACAATGCGCTATCTATAACTATAGTATTTGCAGAAGTAGAAACATTAGTTACTTTTCTCATTTCTTCTGAAGATATCCAGTTTGGTGCTACTGGTATAGAAGAAACTACTACATAATCTCCTATAGCATATCCTGCTGCTGAAAATACTGATAATGTAGTTCCACTGGTATATGCCGCCACTAAATACGTATTACCCGTCATTACATTTCCTGCGGATAAATCATCTAAATCTGTTGGTAATTCTGTATTAGGGGCTAATGTTGCCGGATAAGCTTCATAATGAGGTTGAGCATCTAAATAGTCTGTTAATTGTTGAACCGTAGCATAACCAGATAATGTTACATCTAATCCTCTGCCTAACCAAATATAATTTCCATTGGCACCAGATGTTAAACTCGTTGAAGTTTTTAACCTCACCCAATACTGACTGGAAGAATCTACTATGGTTTTAGTCCAGTTTGTAGGAATTGTATAGGTAATGTTTCCTAATGTTGAAAACGGTTTTCCTACTCCTCCACTTGTTCCATCCGTAAATGCTGAAAGAGCTGTCCATGCAGTTCCATTCCAGTACTGGCCACTCATAACCGCAGCAACATCTTGAACCACATCACCTGGTTTATATGTTATCGTTCCAAACATCTGATCACTACCAGCGTAAAGAAAATCAACGGCAAGTTCAGGAATAATAAAATATGAAGAATCATCCTCCTCTGCTTCATCATAAACATCATCATATAAACCTGTACTATCTACATAAGTTTTAATAGACTGAACATTTGAAATGACAGTTGTTGTAAGTTTATCAGTAGATTTAGAAATAGTGCAGGTTGCAGATCTTGCCTTTGTATCAGTACATGCCAGATAAATAGATTTTCTTTCTAAGTTATTTCCCTGATCATAAGAAGTTCCATAGGTAATAGTAATTTTTTTAGTTCCAGAATTAGTACCTGTTTCAACCCTTGCCTTAATCTGGTTATTCCACAATCCATAGTCAACTGATTTAAGAAAAATCAGCGGACTCTGAACTGCATCTGTAAGTGTTAACTGACTCATCAATGCCGGATTAACCCTTATAGCTGCAATAAGATAAGCTCCAGATGTTTCCGCACTAGGATCATAAGCTCTCTGAACTGCTTGTAGAAGAGGTCCTGACTTTAAAATAGATTTAGCATAGGATGGATCTGAAAACCAGTAAACATGATTCGGTTCCCCACCTGTGCATTCTCCTATAATAGCTAAATTATTAGCTCCACCAAGACCACGTGCATACATGCCCTCATCGTTGATCTGAGTAAAACTTTGAGGACGAATAAGTCTTTTTCCTGCAAAATAGATCCCAACTGCCATTTTATACTACCTCCATTTAGATTTTTAGACTTTTCTGTTCATAAATTCATCAAGTTTATCTTTCCACTGAGTCTCATTTAAAGATTTTGGTATACCGTATCTTTTCATCCAGTTAGAAAAACCACCAATAGTTTCAATAAGATACTTGCCCTTAAGCGAATTTAAAAATTCATTAAATCCAAATCTAGGCGCAAAATTTTCCATTTTTTAATCCCATATACTATATTTATATAAAAAATTAATTAGATGACATCCCCACTCCCCAATCTTGACGCCCTATTTTAACTTCCAGCGCAGTTAACTCATACTCTCTCGGAACTATCTCAATAGTTTTACAGTTGTAACCCAATGCTCTAATGTAAGCAAATTCAGGATAAAATTCAGGTTGAGGAATAATGTCTCCTCCATCTAACCTTTGTTCCATAAACCCCCAAGATGTCTCTAGATAAGTACGATACTTAAGTAAAAACCACTTTACTATATCATACATAATCAAAGTTAATTCAGCATTATTAGTCCAACATTCTATTTTATGTCTGTTATCAAAAAAGGTTTCTTCATAAGTTCCAAAAGCAGATCTTTCACCCCGTAAAGCATCTATGTAAATATCTACATATTGAGTTGAATCTGTAATTAAAAAACTCATATATCTAATTCTTTCTTTATCTCTATTAGCCACTTTTTTAATATCTATTCTAATTTTTTCCCATAAATTTTTAACAGTTACTGGAAAGTTAAACACCTGCTCTCTATGAGCTTTTTCACCAAAACCAAATTCAAGAAAATTACCAATTCTATTACTTTTAATCCATACATCAACTACACCTTTATCTACTAGGCTGACATAGCCACCCTCAAGTACACTATTCTGAAAATCTATCCAAATTCCTTTATTTGAATGATATTCTGATTGTTCTCTAACTTCACCTATTACATGGCATGAACGTCTCCCATCTTTGACTACCATAGAACTATAAAACTGTTTAACATCAAACGGAAGATCAGGTGGTAAATCCATTTCATTCCAACGAAAAATACTACTATCGGACGAAAGCCATCCATCTTCCATATTAGAAATATAAACTTCATCATAAAGATCTCCACTAGAACCTATAATCTGCTCAGATTCTGTAGAGCTATCCAAAGAAATCGCATAACATGGGAGATCAGTTGCATCCCTTGGAAAATGATAAACAGTCCTAATATCAGAATTAGAAATAAACTGTTTTATACTTTCAATTTTCTCTGCCGTTTTACCTTCAAAAATCTGATCTAAAATAGATGGATCAGATTTAATTTCAGCTATCTTATCATCAAGAAACGAGTGTAAAACTTCGTCGATGTTTGTCAATTTGAGGTCAAAATCCTTTCTGCAATAATAGACACTTGGTTTTGAATTTTATTAACTGCCGTTTCAGAAGCAAATATTCCAGGAAATCCTGGGTGTATCCAACTTGAAGTATTACTATTTTTCGATACTCTTCTAAATGTCATAAAACCCGCTCTTCTACCTTTCTGAACTTTCACCATACCCGAATACGGAGATGATTTCCAAGTATAGTTGCCAAATTTAGACAAATCTTGTGAAAGCTTAGATCGCATTCCATGTCCGCTCAACTTAACAGGAAGATTTAAACTAGAACCTCCAACATTTAGCTGAGAAGCTAATCTATAAACTGGTCTCGGCATTGTTAATGATCCTCTATTCCCACCACCAGGAGCCGTATGACTAAACGGAACTGTAATATAAGGTTTTCCTGTTTTTGTTTTTTTAACTTTAGAACTTTTTAAAAGCCCTATCTTTAAATCATAAGCAGAACAACCTTGTTCTATCATGTTAGGAAGACTTCCTCGAAGAGTAATTGTAGCTGTATTTCTTTTGACTTCTACCGGACTTAAACTAGAAATATACAAACCCGTGGTAGACTTTAGTTTGCTTTTTGCAGCTTTTGCCCACTCATAACGGGCAACCTCACCCACCTGACCCAAAATAGCAGACCCCAGTCTTCTAAGATTTGGTAGTAAACCCTTTCTTTCAGCTGTAACTTTTAAAGAACTTTTCATAGACTTTCGCCGAGATTCCCTCTTACATTCATAAACTATCCCAGACATATAATATAATAACTGCTATCCAGCTTAAAGCTAAAATAGAAAATAGAATTCTCAAAAAAAGATTATCCCAAAAAATAGCTACAAAAGTTACAAAAACACCCTCTACTGCTACTACAGTAACTAAAGCAACAATAAATATCCAAAAAAGTGCCCTATAATCACCATGTCCATTTTGATCCATTTTCGTCTCCTATGGCAAAACAAAATATTCTAATCTAACAATTGCTTTCATCGGCAACTGAGTATGTGAAATTCCTGGTTGTTTTCTTTTAACCATAGTATCTCTTATAACATTTGGAATATCTATTACAATCCAAGATGGATGCATAAAATAATCTACTGAATACTGATCACCCGTCATTGGTTCGTACCCCGTTGGAATCCAATTTAAAAGTCCTAACTTATAGTCAAAAGTAAAATCAATTCCCTCTGTATACACTTTAGGAACCGTCCTAACAAGGGATATTTCTACTGGATTAAATCTAAATTTATCAGATTTCCCATAATCTCCCTTTTTAATTATTTCTGAATATCTTATGGTGCTGTGGTCGTGAACAAGTCTATCCCAAAATCCAAGTCTATTTTCTGGAAATGTAGTAAAATAAGTAGTACCTGATAATAGTTCTCCAAATTTTTCACTGTACTGAAATCTTTCTAGTTCGCTAAAACCAACCATAATGCCCTGAATATCTCTTGAATCGTACCAGATCTTTCCCTTTCCTAAACAGGCAGGGCAGTTAAAATCTGGCTGACCATTTTTATCTAAAGTTACGCAACTACAAATTGTAGCTTTAGTCCACACCATCCAATAACCATAATTTTTAATGGCTCTAGTAAATTCTATTGTTTGAAAATCTGTTCTTTGCCGTTCAAAACTCATAAATCTCCTATGCCTGTACTAAATTCCCAAACTTTAAAAAATATTTCCATTTAGCTGCAATAGATAATGGATGTTCTAACTCATAATCCCAAATGACTAAACACTCTACTCCATATTTTTTGAAATGTGCTATAACTGTTTCTTCATCATCAATAACATGTCGTTTTCTACTAAGTAACTTTATTACTTTCTTAGGTTGATCTACACTTTGTAAACTATAAGAATAAAGATTTGAACCAATATTCGATTCCAATTCTATTTGATTTTTTAAATTAGTAATATTAGCTTCTATGCTATCGGTAATATTAATCTCAGAAAGTTCCTGCTTAAAATATCCCCAGTAATCTTTTGGAATAGGAATCTTTAAGCCAAACACATCAAAATATACAAAATCTCCCAATTCATAACATTTAATAATTTCACCAGAATAAATATACTTCACATCTTTATAATCTAATTTTTTATCTGGAGTCTTGTTTTTAACTAGCTCTAATTTTGGTTTATTTTTTACAAGTTTCAGAATAACACCTCGCTCGCACTTTTTTGATTCTCCTAAGCCCTAGCTGAAATAAAGTCACTAGGCGGAATCAACCAACTAGCTTCTACTTTCTGGGCAATCCCGTCAGCCATGTCATTAAAGTGACACTGACTTGCATCATCTCCAAAATGAACTTCATCATCGTTAGCATTGTAATAAAAAGATTCTAATACCAAAAACTGACCAAATTCCTCAGAAAGTCTTTGCGATAAAATCGAAACTGCATCCGGAGAAGCATCAACTGAAAAACTAATCGTCTGTTCTCCGTCTGTAGTAAAATCTATAAAAAAGAAATCTCCAGAAATCCAATTATCTGTTTCTTTAAAATCATGTAGTTCATACCCAAAATAGTTAAGAAACTCAGCAATTTCAGTAATTGGAACTTTTTGTGAAAAGTCTGGATTATCACGTGCATACTGACGAACTGAATTCTTCTCAGGTGATTTCATTTTTTCTGATTTCTTTTGTTCTGTTACGCGCTCTTGTTCTTCAAGTTTCTTTTTCATTATTCAGCTCCTTCTCAATTTCAGATTTTACTTCATCTATATTAAATAAAATGCCTTCGGATTCCAGAAAACTCTGAATTTTGAATCTGACTGCTTCCATATCTTTCAATTCTGATTCCCAGATAATTAATGTTTTATAACCATATTTAGCAAAATGATCTGTTCTTTGTTTCTCTTCCTGTTCTTTGGTTCGACCTGTTAATTTCTGACCATGAAAATAATTCCCAAACATCTCAATTATTAGTTTTTTAGATTTACAAATCCAGTCTGGAGATCTACCACCTACAAATGTTTTATTATCACCAACTACAAACTTAAAGATATCAAGAAAGCTCTTCTGAATATCATTATCTATCAATATCTCAGTTTTATTTGGTACCATTGCATTGGCTTCAAAGATGTGTCGTACATGAGTTTCAGAAAGTTCCTTATTCTTATTCCAAGCTGGTTTTGCATTCTTTTTTCTTGTTTCCCTGAATTTTTCCCACTTTTTATAATGCCATTCTTTTGATTTTTCAGAAATAGTTTTACTAAATCTTTCACTTTTAGCTGCATGCCATTCTTCTGGTCTACTTTTCACTGTTTCACTATATTTCTGTTTAGATTTTTCCGTATGATGTTTATTGTAAAAGTTATTGTTTTCTCCCTTTCTATTTTCTCCCAATCTATCGCGGACTTCTTTAGTATATTTATGTTCTACAATCTTCCCATCTATTATTTCTATCTCTTTTACTCTCTTAAGTTTTCTACATTTTTCTGCATTACGTTTAACTCTGTCATCTATATCTTTAGTCAGATTACTGTTCCAGGATTTATCACCTTTTTTAAACCAGCTTTTAACTGTATTCAGATTTTCAAATCTTTTTCTTTTCCACTCAACAGACTGTCTCTTATTTTTGTTAGCATGACCATTAATGTACTTGCCAAGACAGTATCCACCACACTCACAACCACATGTATTAATTTTTTTAGAAACTCGTTTAATATTTTTAGCACGTTTCATGAAACCTCATCCCTACATCTATATTAAATAATAAACCTAACAAACGGCCATTCTAAAAGATTTATAATAAGCAACTAATCTGGGAATTTCGAGCTTTAGTTCTTTTTCATATTGACGCAGACGAGCAGAATAACCAGCATTCTCCGGCGAATTGTGGACTATTCCTGTAATAGTTTTAAATCGTTGCTCTGGTTGATTTAATAAATCATATAGCTGTCCCTTAAAATAAAAATCATCAATACAACTAATAGATTTAAATTTTCCATTTCCTTGATCTATTTTGTCAAAAATAGAAATAGTTTCAGAACGTTTCCATCCATTATTAGTTAGTATCAAATGATTTGGCGTAATCATTAATGGAGTTTCAATATTATCAACAAATATCTTTTTCAGATTACCGTCCCACAAAATAGTGGGGCTTCCTACTTCAGAAATTTTTCTATACTCATTGTTAGCTAAAACCAAAACATCTGGATGTAAGCATGAAGTTGTGTTCACACTCTGGCTAAGTCCATCTATTCCAATACTTTTTGACGCTATGGCTATTCCACCTACAAGATCTCCAGCCAAATTTAAAGGATAAAAACACGCCAGCTTTCCAACTATACCAACTACATCATTAGGACATAAACCTGTTCCAAATCCAGCAGTATAGTCTATCCTCCAAAGGTCAGGCATAAAATCCATTCCTCTCCAGACAAAATTTAAATAGTCACCACCAGTTCCAATCATTATTTGACTCAACGAACCAGTAGTCGGTATTAAATGTATCTGACCTCTTGTTTTTCTAAGCTGCGCCCACTCTATTGGAAAAGATATCTCAGCCTGTGCAGTAGGATATTTTAGTGCAATTCTTTCTACAGAAATCACTGGCCAATTATTTAACTGAATATACGCAAAATCTATATAATCATTTCTAAAATAATCATGACGTTCATCTAAGACTGTTGTTGGTTTTAACTTTACTTGAATTACTTTTTCTAAATTATCCACTGCCGCTCTTATTGCAAATTCAAACATAGACATAGGAAATGGATATCCGTCATCATCAGTTAAATCTAATCCAAACATAAACCATCGTTTAAGATTATCTACCGTCAAAACAGCATCGTAGATACATACAGTATATAATGTATGAGTTCCTACATACCCTGTCTGAGAATTAAAATATCTATAAGAATAATAATCTAAAGATGTTCCTGTTTGATCTATTACATAGGTATATGCACTATCTGGTCTTAATAAATTAGTAGATAAATCTACATGCGTAGTTATGTCAGCACTAGTTCCTATGTATACTTTAACCATATCAAAAGGAGTACTAAGAATAATTACTCCCGAAAGATGATCCAATAAAGTAGGAGTAACCAAATCTAATGCATGATATATTGTATCAACATGCGTTACTTGCACTATTTCAGCATTATCAGATTCAAATGCTTCCAATACTAAGAAATCTCCTGCAGAAATTCCTGTAGGATTTCTAACATATATTCTACTGCTATCTTTCGGAATTAAAGTATCTTTTGCTATTTTAGTAACTAATCTAGACTTTTCCATATAAGTAATATCAGGAAACGGTATATTAATAGTTCTCAAATTTTCCTCCTTAGTGAGTTACAGAAGCACTTACATATACAATTCCATCTAAAATTCTTTTGATAGTCCCATCGGTATGTTCCAATTCTATATCATAAACATACTGACTTTTATCATCCTCTATAGTTTCTCCTGCCGAAATTGCATCTGTCTCTGCTGCTGATAGTTGTATACTCATTTTACCTAAAGTTGCACTTGTAATTAAAAATGTAAAATTTGCATCTACAACAGGATGATGATGTGTTTTTCTAATCTGTCCTCTCGGAGTCCATTCTGTCAAATCAAATGGTGAATTATCCACGTTGGTCATTGTTACCCGTATATCAAGAGAACTGCCCTGATCAATTTTTATATCATATCGTCCTGCAGACATAAATCACCCTTCCCTTTCTACCTTATCGCAAAATCCTGATCCGCTACAAAGACTACATTCCTTCCAACCTTGTCTTAAATTTGCTGAACATTTACACTTTTCAAAGATACCCTCTATTAATCCTTGTTGAAAAAACTTTTTAGTAGCATCAAAAATGTAATTCATTAACTGTTCCTTTATGTATTTATACTGATCAGAATCTCTGCCTCCAAATTTGAATTCCATAAGCCTCAAAATACTTTTCATAATACCCAACTGCATTTCAAAAATCATTTTAGTAATCTTCAATCTACTCCTCCTTTCTCAAATCCTCATTCAAAAAACCTATTGGTTTCTTCAATTCTATTAAAATAGCCATATCTTTCATATCAAAAATAGATAACATAGTTAATTTATTATATCTAGTACAATGTTCAACGGGATCTGAAGAATTTAATATTTGATAAGTTTCAAAACATTTTGCAACTACTTTTCCAAATTTAGTACATATTGCAATTAAATTTCTACAGTCACTACATAAACCACATTCACTAAATGAAGTGCGTTTCTCCATTCTAATTTCAAGCTCATCTGCCTTTGCCTCAATAATTTTTAATAGTTTAGATTCCTCAGTTTCAATGTTCAAATTACATCTTCCCTTCTATGATGGTGGTTGACTTTTGAGATTTAAAAATCTTGTAATTAAGCTAAAAACATACACTACTTTAACAATAAGTCCACCTAGCACTTCACCGAGTCTACCAAACCCCTTTACCAGAATAGCACTATCCACTCCAAATCCCTTAACCAGAACAGAAGACACTAAATTATCCTTTCTCTCTTAAAGATACTCGTCATAGAAGGATTACCTACAGAATCTTTAACATTAAATTCCATCAAAACTGTCGATCCATTTGTATCGTAATAAATCCATTTATTTCCTACTAATTCCCAGTTGCCTTCCTCTATCTTTTTTAGTATTTCCATATATTGGAGTAAAGTTGCCTGAGAAACTTCAATATCATTTAAAATAAATATAGTAGCACCTGCAAATAAATAGTTTATACTATCATATCCATAAGCCTGATATTCTCCATCTGCCCAAACTGTTCTGTTCTCACTAATCATATAAACTGATGGAGCCTGAATAATTTCTATAGTAGGAATATCAAATAATACAGGAACTGCTCTAAATATGCCATCGATATTATCTAACAAAAATCCAGTAGCTAACTGAATTATTCTGCCATATAATCCTGTTTCTCCTGTTTTATTATATGGTAAATAAATGGTTTTAAAATTTGCCATAGTCTCCTTAGTTATTACTCATCATAAAACTCATAACAAGTACTGGTATTTCACTTAAATTATATCTTGAAATCCACCCGCTTGCCACAGATGTATGCTGATGAACACTAATAAAAAATAATTTTTCATCCTCATAAACTACGCCATAATGCCCCACTAAATGAGAATCTTTATTAGCCATATCCATAAACTCCCATCCTTCATCAATATCAAAGTTAACATCATGCTTTGCTACAATACTATTCATATAAGGATCGGGTAAGGATAAATTAAAATCAGGAGCCAAATATACACAGGAAATTCCATCATAAGCTATACCGGCATAGCCTCCAAAAGACCCAAGAGTACTTATATCTATAAATTGCCAAGATGCCGGGTTTGTAAAATCACTTAAAGTATTATAACGAGCAACTAAATTAGATCCAGTTCCATTATAATTCTGAACAAAGTATATATAGTTACCTCCCTTGACACAACCACAAAAACCAGCATATTCTAAATTAATACTACGTAGATTAATTACATCCCAAGAAAGTTCAGAATCAAACGAAAGGGTGGTATCATACCTTACTACATTACCATGATATATAAACGGAGAGTTGGAATTTGGAGCATAATAAATATACCTACTGCCATCATAGCAACCTAACTGATAACCTTTTAAATTATTACTTATTATGGGAGGAGAATGATGAACTATTGAAGTAAGATCAAAAAACTGCCAAGAACGAACATCTGTAAATGGATAAATAGAAGTCGTATCATATCTTGCTGTTTTTCCATGCTGTAACTCTTCAGCTACAACTGCAACACCATAGGGAACAAAATAAACATATCTTCCGTCATAAACATTTCCTATAAACCCTTTCCAATCTGATCTTCCAGGAAAAGTAGATATATCTACAACCTCCCAACTTGAAGCAGAAGTAAAAGCAGTTGTTGTATTATATCTCGCCACATTACCACTAACTGTATTTGTACTTTTATTGCTCCATAAAGGGGCATAATAAATATAATCTCCTGCTGCTACCGATCCATGAAAGCCTTTAGCATAAAGAGGATTAATATTACCATCAAAAAATTCCCATGAACTAGGATCATCTATTGAACCGCTAATTCTATACCTTACAAAATTACCGTGAACGCTAGAATAATCCGCATTATAACAAGGAGCCAGATATAAGTAATCATCTTTAGCACATCCAAAAGCATAACCCACTAATCCACTGCCCCCACTGTAGTATGTATGATAAGAATCCATAAAGGTAGTAAGACCATGCCAGTCAAACCAAGCCCAAGAAGGTCCAAATATATTATCTGTATAAGCAGCCTCTGCAATCAGTTGATCTTTCACAGGTGTTTGTATACCTGTGTCAAATTCTGCAGTTATAAAATCTGTTATATCTCTGACCGTTCCAGTACCACTTCCTGATGTATAGGATATAAACGGAAGAGCAACTGTATTTGAAGTAGCTGACCCAAATGTAGTAAATTGTGGAGTTTCCCCAAGAGTAAGTATTTGATAATGTCCATCTTTAATACAAGATGTAGCTGGCATAGTAGTAAAAACAGCTCTAAATATTTCAGGGTTTACTCTGCCAATTATATTAGTACCATGTTTTGTAGTTGAACAAGCAGTATAATGAGCTGATAAATAAGCGAGAACATCACTATATTGATTACCTGTAGATAGATATGTCCAACTTCCAACACCATCTTGTACTGCTGATACTAATTTTAAATCGGCAGGGCCCGAGTAATATAAATGATAACCATTTATAAAGTCTGCCTTTCCAGTATAAGGATGCCACGCAAAAGCAGCTCCCACATTATCCACTGAATGCGGAGCATGAACTAAAAGTAAAGTAGAGATACTATCAATAGAAGCGTGAGTATAAACTCCATCATCTATTCTAAATAGTTCCATATTTACCTTACCAACAATATCTGACCCAAATGTAGTAGAACATGCTGTATAATGAGCGTGCATAAAGTTTTGCATTGCTGTATATGAAGATTCACCAGGTCTCCTCGAAGGATTCACTCCTACTCCATCTTGTAACATAGATACCAACTTTAAATTCGGCGACCTCGACGATAAATTTACTGCTGTACCTAAAGCCTCTAACCAATTACGATAATATGTAGTAAGAACCGTCGTACTACCACTAACACTACCTATAAAGGGGGAGAAAAACACTACCATTTTATTAGTACCTGGGTTGGGCATTAGAGGATAAAGTTCATTAATAATAACAGTCCATAAATCTAATGTCCTATCATAATATGAGGCTGTGCCAAAACCATCTAACCAAAACTCAAGATCAATATATACATGATAACTTCCGTTAATCCCTGGGAGTATACTTTGAGCGATATATAAGTCATAAGATTCACGAGCATGATTCTTCATATTTGTTCTAACGGTAGGCCAGTTGCCAACACTACAACCAAACCATTCTCCATCATAAGATTGGCCTGCTTGAGAAGCTAAACTTGTTGCATAATATAAATTATAATTACGATGTGCAGTAGCAGTTGCAGCTATTATATCTAATCTGGACTGAGAATTATCCTGTTGCGTTAGCATGTTAGAAGTATTTACTAAACTTGCTATGCCGTGTTCTGAGAACCACTTAGCATCAATACTGATCTGAGGATCATTCGCTCCAGAATAACCATAATCCACTAAAAACACAGACGTTATTAAATCTGTTGGAATAGCACTGACACCAACTGCATCACCCAAATCATCTAACCAAGCTTTATAATGAGTAGAAAAGTTTGTAGGAGATAGGGGTAGTCCATAACCTATATTTGATAATACTGGTGACATAAAAAATATCATTGGATGATCACCAACTTGTGTCTTTACCCAATTGATAATATTGGAAAAGCGAGTTAACGTATCATTATAATAGGTAACACCTCCCCAACTATCATCACTTAACCAATCAGGGCCTACTTCTTCTTGTATATAAAAAAGATAACTATCATTAATTCCTGGAAGCATCCCACGTGCTACGAACTCATTAAAAAAATCCTGTGTTGTAGCTAACTCAGGGCCAGGCAACCCTAACGCATAGTATAGATTTTTGCTTTTATGAGAAGTAACAAGGGCTTCCGCTATATCCATTTCTGTCTTAGTTACTTCAGTAGGAGTAACCCAATGATTAGGTATAATAACATTTGCTTGTAGTGTGGTACTTGCTACACCATGTTCAGAAAACCATGTAGTATCTATATTTATATTTGTAAGATTAGGTCCAGTATATCTACTGTCATAGACTACAATAAAATATGAAGTAATTAATTTAATAGGGGGTAATGTTTCAAGATTTACATATTCAATATTATTCCAATTCAAAGTTACACCTTCTCCTTTAAGTTAGTGTTTACAGGGACTTTATCAGTTAGTCTAGATTTGTAGTTTCTATAGGTAGTTTCATTATTTCCTATCCAAAGTCTGGTAGTTAGTTACAGCTCCGTAGCACGACTTAACGTTATAGATTTTCTATTTATATCCTGTCAACCGTCCCATTATGACCTGAAAAAATAGTACTCTTTTTAACTTTCCAATTACACTATATTATGAGCTACCTGCTTATTTATTCCACCATTATCATCTAACGATCCAGTAGCATTTCCTGTTAATACATTATTTGTTACAACATAGTAATTACTACCAGCATCAACTAGTATCCCGTAACTTTGAGTTTTACTGCCTACATTTCTTGTATCATAGCAAATATTTCCATTAAGTATAAAATAAGTAGGATTCCCCCATACCCATATTCCTGGACGAATCTGCCCCAATTTACCGTTATTATAAACTATATTATTACTAATAATACTATGTGTAGAATTCGCAGAACCCCCTGCCTGATGGTATGAAATTCCTGAATGCTCATTACTATGAACAATGTTTCCTGTTATTATAGAGTTATATCCATCTATCTCCATACCCGCTGCATAAGCTCCACCATCTGATATATTATTATTACTAATTATATTAGAATAAGTAAGACCACTTTCATCGTAAATCGCTAATTGACCACCCTCAGCATACGCAGGTGGACCACTGTCAAGTCTATGATTACCATACAATATGTTACCATCGACTATTGAATAACTTAGTGTGCCCATAAGGGCAATTCCATTATTAGCCACATTTTTTACTGTATTTCCACGAACTAAATTATAAGAACCATTACGAATCCATATACCACAAGAAAATGCAGCCTGAGTCAGACCATCTACTATATTATCTAAAATTTTATGATTTGATCCTGCTATAAAAAGAAGAGTTGACTTTGCGCCATAAAAATGACAGTCTTTTATAGTGATATTATCATAGATTGCATTTTCAAAATAAGTTACCATACTACCTGCTATGCTATTACAATTTACAGCTAAATCTGAAATTGTAATGTTTGATCTATTTACTCCATAACCTTGAAAAACAACCCCTGGATAAGTTGAATTAATAATTGTTTGGTCTTTTCCTGCCGCACCAATGTGTAATCCGCTAGCAGTTAACAGTTGTCCAGTACTCGTCCATATTCCTGATGGTATGTAAATAAACTTCTCCCCAGCTGTAATTGCAGCATTAAATCCCGTTGTTAAATTATCAGTAGTTGCTCCGTAAGATCTGACATCAGCCCAACCGTATAATCCGCCTCCACCACTACCTGAGTATCCTGATATACCCCGAATTCCAGAATAACCGGATATACCCCCTCCCCCACCTCCTGAGTACCCAGAATAACCGGATAATCCGCCTCCACCACTACCTGAGTATCCTGATATACCCCGAATTCCAGAATAACCGGATAATCCGCCTCCACCACCTCCTGAGTACCCAGAATAACCGGATACTCCGCCTAAACCTGAAACGTTAAAGTCAACCTGAATAGATACCTGAGTAGGATTCCCCGTTTGGGATATAACCATAATTTCTAATTTATCACCTATTGCATAAGTTGCAGTAGTTGGTTCAACCGTACTCCCATCCATCCACGTATCAGCTGAAGATAAAGACAAAGCCGTTGCTAAATGATTGCTTGTACCATTTTTTCGAGCATTAATTATAGCTGCAGTACCACCAATTCTATAACCTCTTACATTAGTTACCGTACATACATAAGGTGCATACCATACAATTACATTTATAGCACCTGTAGGATTTATAATAGTACCACCTTGAGTTTTAATTCCTGTGCCACCAATTCCACCTCCCCCACTACCTGAGTATCCTGATATACCAATTCCAGAATATCCAGATTTTCCAGAATAACCTGATATTCCACCTCCGCCAATACCTGAGTATCCTGATATACCAATTCCAGAATATCCAGATTTTCCAGAATAACCTGATATTCCACCTCCGCCAATACCCGAGTATCCTGATACACCCCGAATACCAACACCTGAGTATCCTGAGTATCCTGAGTATCCTGAGTATCCTGGTACGCTAGTAGAAGTATCCCAAGCTAGTACACCACTTCCCGTGTTTTTAAGATAAGTCCCTGAACTACCTACCTCAGATGGAAGAGTTAATGTATAAGTATTAGAAATCTCTGATGCTTTCAAATATACAGTACGTCCAGCACCGGCTGAAAAACCGACATTTCCAGATATAGTAGGAGAAGTTGACAATACTGCTGTATTTCCAGTCCCAGTAACTGCCGTAATTTGATTACCATTTATTCTAAAAACATTCCCTGTTCCAGCAGTATCGAAAGTTTTATTCGTAAAAATTTCTGTTCCTGCTAATGTCGCTAATTTACCTGTTATAGGAAAAGTAACATTAGTAGATGCCGTTACCGTAAAAATAGTAGGATAAGATCCAGAAATTGTAAGAGTAGATAAAACATTATTAGCAATTCCTGTTCCACCATGTGTAGGATCAATGGTTGTTCCATGCCAGGACCCCGTAGTAATTGCCCCGGTATTTGGAGTAATAACTAATCCATTATATCCTGTCTTCCCCGTAAAAGCCTGAGACCCCTCTGTAATTGCTAAAATTCCGCTTAAATTAGGAAAATAGATAGCAAAACTAGAAGCAATAGCTAGTTCTCTAGATAAAGTAGTATAAAATCCGGATCCATCTGAGTTATAAAATTTTAATTTTCCCTCTATATCCAATTTATCTCCTTAAATTAATCCAACAAAATGCCATTTAGCAGTTAAAACTAAATATATTAATAAATATCCTCTATTTGCTGCCATAACCGAAGCCTGTTGTATATTTCCGGCTGTTCCTGTTGGTACAGCTACTGTAGGTACAAGAATAAGTTGAAATGAATCACCAACTAAAGGGGTTGAAAAATTTATTGTATTAATTCTTGTGGATCCGCTTAAACGTACCACATGATTCGTTATAACTATTGTATCAGCCGCTGTTATTTCATCAACAGCATTACTTACTCCACCACTACCCGCGGCGCCAGAATATCCAGATTTTCCGGAATAACCGCTTATACCTAAACCAGAAAATCCAACTCCAGAATATCCAGATTTTCCAGAATAACCTGATCCACCCAAACTGGAATATCCTGATTTTCCGGAATAACCACTTATACCTAAACCAGAAAATCCAACTCCTGAATAACCAGATTTTCCAGAATAGCCTGAGCCCCCCAAACTGGAATATCCTGATTTTCCGGAATAACCACTTATACCTAAACCAGAAAATCCAACTCCTGAATAACCAGAATATCCTGATACTCCAGGATTCTGTCCTGAATAACCAGATTTTCCTGAATAACCGGATGTACCTATACTAGAATATCCTGATTGTCCTGATTGTCCTGTTACACCTGCTGTTCCACAGGATATAACAGCATAACCAGTTCTAGCAGTAAAAAGTGTAATAGTACATTGATTTATAGTATTTAAAACAATAGACTCTGCAATTATTTGATAAGTGCTACCAACTCCCTCTGGTGCGTAAATTTGTACGATAACTTCTCTTATACCAAGATTGTGATTAACAACCCAAATTTTTGATATACTTGATTGTGTAAATATATAAAAACCAGGAGCAACTCCCGAATATCCAGAAATTCCACTATATCCACTTTTACCAGACCATCCTGAATAACCAGAAATTCCTGAATAACCTGAAATTCCTGAATAACCTGAAATTCCTGAGTATCCTGATTTAGAACTATAGCCAGAAATTCCTGAGTAACCGGAAATTCCACTGTATCCACTTTTACCAGACCATCCTGAATAACCACTTATTCCTGAATAACCGGAAATTCCTGAATAACCAGAAATTCCTGAATAACCGGAAATTCCTGAATAACCGGAAATTCCGCTGTATCCGCTTCTACTAGAAAAACCTGAAATTCCAGAATATCCACTTATTCCAGAATAACCCGAAATTCCACCATAACCCGAGATACCTTCTCCTGAGTAGCCAGAAATTCCTGAGTAACCACTGTATCCACTTTTACCAGAATAACCCGATAACCCTGAATATCCTGAAATCCCACTTCCTGAATATCCAGAAATCCCAATCCCAGAATATCCAACCCCTGAATACCCGGAAGTTCCGATTGAGGAATAACCAGAAATTCCTGAATAACCACTTTTACCAGAATATCCAGAAACTCCCGAGTAACCACTTTTCCCAGAATAACCAGAAATACCTAAACCTGAATAACCAGAAATTCCTAAATAACCACTTATGCCAGAATAACCAGAATCTGAACTATATCCGCTTAAGCCTGAATAACCGGAATCAGAACTATAACCTGAATAACCAGAGGGCCCAGGACTTTCTGCAGAATATCCTGAATATCCAGATTTAGAACTATAACCACTTATACCAGAGTAACCAGATTCACCAGGACTTTCTGCCGAATATCCTGAATATCCTGATTTAGAACTATACCCTGAATATCCCGATTTAGAACTATATCCACTAGTACCTGAATAACCACTATATCCTAAACCTGAATAACCAGAAACACCAGACCCAGAGTAACCTGAATAACCCCTCCCGGAATAACCCGATAAACCACTATAGGATGAATACCCACTGTATCCCAAAATTCCAGAATAACCAGAAATCCCAATACCAGAATAACCTGAAAGTCCTGTTCCTGAAGATATAACAGCATATCCAGTCCTATTAGTAGAAAATACAATAGTACAGGCATCAACCGTGTCTAAAGTAATTAAATCTGGAATTATTTGTTCTGGATTATCACCCAATGGAACATAAGTTTGAACTATAACTTCTCTTATGCCAAAACCATGTATTACTACCCAAGTATCCGAAGGTGTTGACTGTGTAAATACAAATGAACCAGGGGCAGATCCCGCTAATCCTGAGTACCCAGAAACACCAGAATATCCTGAAGAACTTGCTATACCATCTAACCCTGAATAACCACTATATCCCGAAATTCCTAAATAACCAGATTTTCCACTATAACCTGAAATACCTAATCCAGAATAACCAGAATAACCTGATTTCCCGGAATATCCACTTATACCTGATCCTGAATAGCCAGATTTTCCAGAATAACCACTTGTTCCGAGTCCAGAATAACCTGATATTCCTAAACCACTTATACCTGAATATCCTGAAAAACCGTAACCAGAATATCCCGAAGAACCATAACCTGAATATCCACTTTTGCCTGAATATCCACTACTCGAATATCCACTTATACCAGAATAACCAGAATAACCAGAAT